ATGGTGTAAGTAATGATGTGAACTGCGCTCTTGTGAATGAATCGTTAAATTCAAACAATTGATATTTAGCTGCAATAGCAATGGCCTTCTCTAGTACAATGAACAAACGTCTAACATTAATTCTGCTAAATGCTGTAGGTGCTGTAGTCATTGTTTTGTCCCCAAACAATACGATGCCGTTCCCTTGACTGTTAACCACTGGGTTAATAGCTGCTGAGTACATGTCGTCTCGGTTGGCTTTAGTTGGGTTGAATGCTAACTTAACTGCGTTTTTGACTTGGCCTCTATTGAAACCTGCTGGTGAGAACCAAGGATCAGTAGCGTTATCTGTTTCTACACATAACCCTGCAACGTCTCCATTTAATGGTACCCATCTATATACGTCGTTATACCTGTCGTACATATATTTCCAGTTGCCGTCCATTACAGAGTATGAAGTAGGAGTAAGAAGAGCTTTAGTAGCTTTCATTGCTGTTACTTCTGAACCTGCGTTGTTAACAACGTCTGTTAATTGTGGACTAACAAAAGTCATACAGTCTTTACGAGTTTTAGAAATATTATCTATAACGTATTTAGAGTCTGTTGTACTGTGTCCGCATGTCAATACTAATGATATGTCCTGGCTTTCTGCATCTGCAAATAGAGCGTATCCTGTTTGGATGTCACCTGAATCAGGTGCGTCTGTTACTCCGCCAGTTAAACTTACTGTAGCTTCCGCTGCTGTAAAGTTTGATGTGAATGCTTTAGCTGTACCTGACGTTCCCCATGTGCTTTCGCCTGCTGGTTGGTCGGTAAAGTAAATAAATTCAGATTGGTTCTCGATCACATCTCTGTAATAGTTAGATCCGCCTTCAACAGCTTTAGCATCTGATGCTTTAGATACGCTACTAAATGTTTCTAGTACTGTACCTATTGTGCCTGTGAAAAGACCGTCTTCGTCTATTACGACGATGTGGAATTCGTCATTTGAACCACCATTTAATAGAACTCTCGAACTAGTTAAAGGTGCTACGTCAAACTTGGACTTGTATGCCCAATCTGTTGCTAAGACTGCTGTAGCTGTTGCGCCACTTCCGCCTCCGCCTGATATTGTAATTGTTGGTGCACTGGTATATCCATTACCTGGATTTGTAACTGTAATTGCTGATACTGCTGCGCCACTTACTGCTGCTGTTCCTGTAGCTGTTATGCCACCTGAAGCTGGAGCAGAGAATGTTACTGTAGGAACTGATGAATAACTAGATCCACCTGCTGATACTGTAACTGATGCTACTGAATTACTGTCAAAATTACTGGAATCCGCAAAAGAAACTTTTAAACTGTTTCCTATTGCTCCTGGATACCTAGCTGCCCACATTCCGTTAGTGCCTGAGCCGTCTCTATGATTTGCTACATAGTCTTCAGTATTTTTTACTAAGACTGCTGTACCACTAGCAACAGCGTTTGTCGCTGTTGTATCATCTACTGCTCTGACTACTTTCAGATTGTTACCATACGCCAAGAACGATGCTGCAGTAAAAAAATCTACTGCCGTAGCGTCATTTGGCTTGAAAAATCTATCGACTAGATTATTCTCTGAACTAATTGTTGTGATCTCGCCTGCTGGACCCCATTGGAAGTTACCAACTATTGCTGCCGTTGTGGAAGCTACTGCTGGGACTACTGAAGTAAGGTCTGTTTCTTTAACAAGAACACCTGGTGATAGCTGAAATGCCATGTTTTTTCTCCTCGGTTTATATTATCTTATGAATGACACAAGTTTTATTATTATCATCCAACTATTTATAACAATACTATTTTTTAAAATTAACTCTAAGTGTACAGAACCGTAGGTGCGTGTGTACATCAGGGTTTCACCATATCTCTCATCCTTTCTTGTATATTCTTATTGTAGTTATCGTCTGTTAACCACAAATCTCCGTCTATTACTTCCGCTTCAGGTTCCTCTCCATCGAATCTTATGAAAGGAGTTAGATTAGTTTCTATCTCTCCTATCCTTTGGCCGTATAACCCTTCTCTTGTATTGACATTTACCATGTCTTTAAAGAAGTTTTGACTTGACAGCCAACCGAAAAGTACCATGCACATAACTAAATCATCGTGGTAGCCTTCATCTGCTTGATAACTACTACCCTTCTCTATAAATGTTGATATCTCATGAATGATATGTTCATCAAATACCAGCAATTTTTGTTCTTCTAGTAAAGATTTAAAGGTGAAACACCCTTGTCTTTTAACTGATTTAGATGTATTAACACCTAATTTAGTAGACTTACCGAACCCTGGACTTACATACTGCCTTTGTTGTTCAGTAACCGTACTAAGAATATTATCGTATTCTACTTCCTGATGTAGTATTTCTACTACCTGTTGTCCTATATCGTTGACTTCAACTAATATAAAAGCATCGTTGTAATCTCTTCCTACTTTACCTATTACATCTGGGTATAGCATGGGTGCTATTTTATTGTCCCTGTACTTTGCTACTACCCTGTATGGCATAGCTGTAATGTCTACTACTATAAAGGCAGAGTAGTCTCCACCTATACCCCTTGCAGTATCACAAGCCATAGCGTAGAATTTATCTTTTTGTGGCTCTTCATATATATCTAATCCTGCATTGCTATATTCTGGTTCCTTTGTACTTAGTCTACCAATTGTGCTAGAATTAATTAAAGTATTTGTAGACCCTAAAAATTCACATAAAACTTCTTGATTGAATTTTACCTCACCCAAGAGGCCTTTCTGCTCTTCCAACCATTTCTCATCTCTTCCTGGTATCTCATAGTAAGGAATAAACATATGGTCGAAGCCATTCATCTTCTTCTCGGCTTCATTCCAGAACTTCCAGAAGTGATTATAACCTAGTGGTGTAGATGTAAGTAGAATCTTTGTTGTTTCTCCAGCTGAGATAGTAGGATAAACAGAAGTAAAGAACTCGTCTGCTATGTTATTAGGTATGATTGCTGCCTCATCAATGTACAACCAGTTAACTGATTTACCTCGAATGGCGGATGCTGTTGTAGCTGCTGATAATACTTTACTATTGTTCTCTAACTCTACGTCACCCTTGTTCCATACTCTAACACCTTGTTGCATCCACAAGGGCAAGTTCTCATACATTATCTGGTATCTGTTTAATACTTCTCTAGCTGCTGAGGCTTTGTTAGCCATGATTGCTACTGTTTTATCTTCTTGGAATATTGTGTAATGTAGTATACACGCAGCTGCTGTTACTGTCTTACCTTGCTGTCTGCCTTCCATTAAAATTACTTTCCTTGAATTCATTATAAGGTCTACTTTACCTCTTTGACATTCAAACAATTTAAATGGTTGTAATCCTTTGTCTAGTGTAACGATCTTTACATAGTTTTCTATAAAGTATTTTGTATCGTTCTGACATTTTACATACTCAGATATTTCATGTGATGTAAAGTCATGCTGATAGGCTAACGGTTTAAGGTTAGGGTTGCCATGATATGATGCTTCTGCTGGTTTAGCCATTATCTTGTAATACTTCGCCTTCTATAATTTCTTTTGCTTGTTCGCCCTTCAAGGCTTTCAGTAGTTCTTTTGTACTGCCAACAAACATGTTGTTCTGTGTTTTAATTGTCTTACCTTTAGACCCATCATCTGCTATACGCTTAGACTTTTCTTGTATCTCTAGCATGTCTTTAGCAGTGTCTTGTAAGTTTTTAATTAGTCCGCCGGCTACTTCATAAGCACGGGGTTGATCTGAGTTTCTAGCTATGTGTAGTATGCCTTCGATAGCCTCAGCATTGTATGCCTCAGCTTGTTTTAGAATACTTCTAGCGTATTGTAGGTCTTCTTCTTGTTGTTTTTCGTGTAGTTTTTCTATGGCTTCATCAGACATAGTTACTGCAGGTAGTTCTCTATCTTCTTCTACCCTTTTAAGATTGGCTTCTAATGCCTTTGTTACTTCTGTTGTATTAAACGCTTTATCTAGATTTTCAAAAGTGTTTTTATTGTTCGAATTCTTCATCAAATTCCTCCAAGAACGTATATGTGTCTGACGGTGTAGCATTTAAAGGATTAACAGATGCTGTTATTGTTCCTTTGCTTGCATTAGCAGTTGTACTGAGAGTCATGTTGCTATCGTTATACACGTTAGCAATAGCTTTCTTAATAACATCTACATTTCCTACATTGCTATAAAAGTTAAGTCTCATTGTAAAGTTTAATGTCCATACTACACTTAATCGGTTAGCAAATTCGCCTTCATATTCGTCTTCATAACCAACATTATCTAATGTAATTTTAATATCTCTCTTTATTCCAAGTTCAGGCAAATCGTTAATCGTAACATTAAAGTCTGGATTAAAGTAAGGAATTATTTGTTCCAAACATTGTAAGCCATCATCTTGGTTCTTCGCAAATATATATAAGGCCATATTCATGTTGTATGGCGTGGAATTAAATGCTACCCTTACGGTGTTTGTATCCTCTCCTACAGCTACTACCTTATTTCTATTAATTACTTGGGTCTTCCTAGCAGGATCGTATTGTAATCCGTTTATTTCAAACCCCATTCTTGGTAAAGTAATAGCTACTTCACCTCTTGTTGTTGTATCTTGTACCCTAGCTATCCTTGTCATAAACTTTTGTTTAGTAGAGTACGCTAAAGGAACTCTAATGGATTGTGCTACTTCACCAGCTGAGTTCTTTCTTTCAATGTTTATATCATTAAAGATAGTACCAAAAGCTATAATTGCTTTCCTTATATGACTATGATAAAAAGTTTGATCTTTAAACATATTAAGCTCCTATCTCACCAAAAGGATTTTTCTCACTAAAGTCTAATATACCTTCTGTTGTTACTAGGTTATCAAAGTCTGTGTTGTCTATTGGTTCGCTGAGGGCTGTGTTGTACGATTCGTTAATTATAC